CTGCGTGTTCTGGGCCTTAAGTGCATCACCCCACGCCTTAGTCGTCAGCGTAACCCGCTTACCGGCAGGCGATTTAAGTGGTGCTTCAATGTAGTTGCCGTCAACCTCACGGAATTCAGCGTCAATAAGGCGCCGCTTGAAGTCCTCAATCAGAGACTCGAGCGCAGTTTTCTTTGCATCTAGTTCCTTGTTCCAACCTGAATGTGTCTTCTCAACCTCAGTAATGAAATTGGTGACCGTCTCATTCAGTTTGGCGATAATCTTGTCCTGTTCCACGCCAAAGGAATTCGTGAACGTAATGACGTCAATGACGCTACTGCGAATTCGTTCAAGCACATCGATATAGGTGAGCCCATCGCGATAGGTAAACGGAGTAATGTTGTTCACCGACCGAGACTGAACACGCCACAAAGCCTGGTCAATTGACCCAATAATGTCGTCACCAGTAGCCATAATATCCTCCAAATCCTAGACCGTAACTGTATCCATTGATTAGTCCCCCAGGGGTGTGTGGCATGTCAGTATCCCACAGCCCTAGGAATAGTTCGCTGAGTTCTGCAATAACTAGATCATCAACATTAAGCAGTGTTCCGCGATAATCAGCAATCGCCCTAGCCTTAGAGCCTGAGTAGCCCCATGAATTAGAGTGTTGGTTATTGACGTAGTTGCTATTTGAAGATGACGTGCTATCCGACTCGTTACGCGACGTAGTGTCGCCCGCAGTGCTCGCGTCGCTGATGCTCGTAGCATAGTCCCCATCGCCCGCAAGCCGTGTCTGGGGAGTGTCCGAGCCCACGGTACGCCCCTTCGACTTGTTGGTGCCACTACCACTGCCCGTCTGGTGATTGATCCCCGAATTCTGGGACCTTCCGTCCTGGCTGGTCTCGCTGTAGTGGCGATTGCCTTCGAGCGGGTCCGTGTTTTGCAGTTCAGCCAGATACATTCGATTATACCGGGGCATAATCAATTCCATCTTAAGGCTTAGCCGCCAAATAAAAATATCAATTGTCTCGTGCGCAATCTCCTGAAGCCAATAGGTCTTCTTAATCCGATCATTCAGTGTTTTCCTGTATGCTTCGTCGAATATCGGATAATCATCAAGGCCAATATGGTCATCAGTAATCCGCACAACGTCACGAAGCATTATCGTTGTTACCGCCATCGTCACCCCCATAGGTTGTCAAATTGGAACTGGCAAGATAGTCATTAAGGTTCGGTGCAGCATTGTCGTCTACAGCCCAATAGCATGACACGTTAAGCCCGAATTTCTCATTAATTTGCTCGCAAGCCAACTCGCGCGGCTTCATAAACGACTCACGAGATGCGAGAACCTGCCCGGAATTAGCGGCGGCTTCCTCAACAACCATTCGCTCACGCTTTTCGGAATTAACGTTCATAATTCCGAGCATTGTGAGTGCTTCACCCCAAATCTTGGACTTTGATTCCATATGCTTGATTGAAGAAACGGCCCCGGCACCAGCATTCTGGTTGAGCGGAAACACGCCGATAGTATTGGCGAGATTATCCATACTCATATTCTCGGTACCCCACACAACGGGCTCACCATCATAAATCTTAGAAATAAGATTCTGAATAGTGAGACGCTGGTCCTGCGAGCAAGCAACAATCATCGGGTTGCGCTCATTCAACAGATCAATTTCGATTGTCCTGTCAATCTGAGCAAGCCGTGCAGCATACGAAAGCACTACATCAATTTCCGGCTCCCGAACCTGATTGCCCCAAATACACACCGACTCCGAAGCACTCACCTCACGAGAATAGACACCATTACGGGTGACACGATATCCCGTGGGGTTGTCCTGAATGTCCAGTGGCCCCGAGATTGTTGCTGGCATTGCCATAAACAACTCAAAGAAAGTGTCGAAATAAAACACAGAGTACCCATTATTGAAAATAGTTGCTTCAATAAAACGAGGGTCAATCCCATTAGGCAGTCCCTCCCAAGTAAATCGGGAAAGGCACTTGCCCATTAACTGACGCCTATACATGTGTTCGAGTTGCGCCTGTCGCGCCTCAGATGAGGATGGGGGAGATGCCATGATTTTCTTGTAGATACCGTTAAGCACATAATCCTTTTTACTCACTAAGACTCACCCTAACCGACTTGTCAATCCGATTGTTGCGAACATTTGTGTTACCGATACGCTGGGGAGAACGCCACACAGTCACGCCCTTTTCGAAGATTCCTCGCACACTGGCCTTGAACCCCTCAGGAATAGTTGTGTCAACCAAATAGCACTCAGCCATCTTCCAATATGTAAATTCGGTCATAAGGCTAAGTGTCTTCGGGAACTTAATCCAAGTATTCATCAAGTACCCATACCTAAGCCAGAAATCACCAATACTACGCATAGCCGCTGGCGAAACACTTCTAATTCTAGCATCAATCACAAGCCCGTTGGAGACCATCGCAGACACATAGCCCGACGTCTGACCAACCACGGACGGTGGAATAACCTGCATGTCCTGACGCTGACCATTAATCGAAGCAATAGCCGCCTCATAGTCCCCGTTAGCGGCAAACTGTGCCAGTTCATAGTTAGTATCCCGCACGGTCCTTTGCTGTTGCTGAGAAATCTGCGAAGCGCCACTAGCCAGCTGATTCTGAATATTCGCCGTCGACTGTGCCTGAGAATTATTAATCATCGCAGAAACACCAGCCGTAGCCGCCTGTCCAATGCCAGCACCAGCCGCCGAACCATTCAGCCCCATAACGCCACCAAGCGCCGTCATAGCGCCCTGAGTAGCCTGAACCGTAGCCCTCATATTATTATAACGCGACTGAGAATCTGCCATAGCAGAATTACCCCACATAGAATTCTCAGCCCCCGCCTGAGTAGCGGCAATACCAGCATTAGCAACATCCCGTGCTGCCGTCGCAGCACGCTGCGCCCGCTGTTGCTGCCACTTCGCATTATTTACTTGTGCTGCGGCAGTATGTGCCGACGAAGCAAGTGCATTAAGCGAAGAATTATTAACAGCCGAGAATGTAGGCAATGACGTATAGCCCGTGCACATATCCCAGCCCTCACCATACTCGTTAGTCACCTTACCGGCACGACGTTCAACAATCACAGATTCTGTGATTGTGTTATAGTCGCGAATGGTGAAAAACAAAGATGGGTTGGGCGGAGCGACGTGAGCATACTGGTTAATGTTGATGCCTGCGGTGCGAATAGACTCAGGGCGAAATTCGACGGGGTTACCAGAATATGTTGTCAACTCAACAATACAATATGGGGAGGTAACAAATTTCTTGAGTTCCTGATACTCCTTGGGAAGTAGTGAAAGAAATTCGTTTCTAAAACTGGCGTCAGTCAACGAATAGTTGCGGTTAATATACACACTATCATCGCCAAGCCAAGTCCATGTTCCTTGACCCGTATCTTTCCCCACCTTGATCTTGTCTCCGGCATTAAGGTCAACAATATCCTTTGGCGCAATTGTGATTGATCCAATCCCTTGAGCAACCCAGGGAAAGTATCGCAATCCTGTCATGCCCTTTTTGAATTCTGCTGCGGTACATGCATAAATCTCAACGCCGTTAGGCAATCCTTCAATTCTCGAGGATGTGGCCATATCTACACGAGGATTATCCGTCGTGCCATAACCCTGCATCTCGTCTAATTTAGTAGTTGAAGCGATAATAACAATGTAATCATAGTTATTAACATCCGCAAGCATTCGGCGGTAAGTCCGAATAATCTGGTGCTCAGACCCCATATCCAATCCCTCAGGCTGTGTCAGCCAATTCTTTCCATAGTTGTCGAAGGAATCGGTTGCAGCAATTCCCATGTGCCCGCGCTCGAGGTAACTACGACCAAAGTTAATACGCTGGTAATAGGTTGTCCAAACATCAAGTTGGAGAGTTAACTGTGTTGTGTTTGGGGCAATGTAGTCAATGCTGGTAATGAAGTAGAAAAACACGCTAGGTGTATAACCCTCAAAACCAATATTGTTAACCGGGCGCCCCGGATTCTCAACCATCACATAGTTGTACTGATTGGCCTTAGTGAACGGTGTAGGAATGCGAATCGGCTTACCCTGCGCAAGATAAGTCATCTGATTAATTTCGACCTTATGAAGGTTGTTAAACGACTTGACATAGGCGTAAGGTGTGTGGCCATACGACTTCCAGTCAACAATATCCCGATAGGTGTTATCGAAAGGCACATTAACCATCGTAATAACGCTACCCGCAGACCACACAGAATAATCAAACGACAAGCCTGCTCGAGTCTCAGGCGGCATTGCATAAATCTCTGACATATCGTCCTCCTTCAAGTCCAAGCATAGCAGAACCGGGCGCCCAA